CCCCGGGGTTGGTGAGCAGGCGGCGCAACACCCGCTCGGTGCCGAGCGCCGGCCCGGCGGTGGCGGCGAGGTCCCCGGTCGGCGAGGCGCGCAGGTCGCCGCCCCAGGCGTGGTGGAGGTCTGGCATTGCGGGTGCTCCGGGGGCTGGAGGCGTCAGGGGCGCAGTGTCATGCGGCCTTGCGCTATGACCCTTGTGTTAGGGCATCGTCATTGCGAGCCGCTCTGGCGGCGCGGCAGTCCAGGGGCCGTCATCGCAGTCCTGGCCGCCCCCCCATGCCGCGGCGCAAGCGCGCCTCGCAACGACAAGGGATGGTCACGGTCGGACAGGCCGGCCTTGCCGATGTGCGGCACGAAGTCGGCGGGGTAGCCGCGGCCAACCGCGACTTGGACAAGCGCCTTAGACAGGCACTCGTCGATCAAAAGCCTTTGCAGCGCCTATGGGCGGCAGTCGCGGGCCGGCGCCACCCCGGGCCGAATGTGCCATCCGCCCAGGCCTTGACGGCGCCGCGCCAGTCTGCGGGCAGGGTGGGGTAGTCGTCCATGATGTCCTAGTCGGGATACCCGTGGAGCAGAGAATCCACCAGAGTCGCCGCGGGAACCCGCGTGCCGCCCACGACCGGCGTGCCGCCCAGGATGGCCGGGTTCACCACGCGGGGGGTGGCGTTGTCGGCAACGTTAGGCCGGATGGTGAGAGGGTGCATGACGCCTTTCATGAAAGCAATGTGCTTCACGCAGGCTACGTCTTTAACGCCATCTGAATGGACGCTGAACCCAGCCGCGGACATGGCGGCTCAGCCCAGCGCGCAGACAACCGTTCAGCCGGGCCGCGACGGTCTGCACCTCGGCGGCACGAAACGGGTCATACGGGCGGCCTGTCACGCGGAAGTCGCCGCCGGTCATGGCATCGATAAGGCTGATTATCAGGTCGTCGAGGTCGGCAATGACCAGCCGCTCATCCTGAATATACAGCGCACCGATCAGTTCCTGGATGCGGCTCTGGCGACCCACAAGCTCGTATTCGGCCAGGCGCAACAGAACGCGGGCCGTATCTGTGTCGCCCTCCGTCAACCAGTAGGAGGTCGCCTTGTCAGCAGCGTTGTTGATTTCGCTGCACAGGCCGTCGATGGAAGCAGCCAGGCGGTCGGTAATGTAACGCCGCCGCTGGACGCCAAACGCCACCATCGATCCGAGGATTGCGGACCCGAAGGTGACGACGGGGACAACCCAAACGGGCAGCACGCCGCTGAACGGAGCCTCTAGCCTTGTGGCATCATCTCCTGCGCGCGCCGCATGTAGCGTTCGACAAGCATCTGCTGCGGCTTGAACAGGTGTTCCTTAGCAAGCACCTGCAGCAACCGTGCAACGTCCTGCTGTGCGATCACGCCGCGGCGAACGAGGCCTCCGAAGACCTCCTCCAGGAACGACGAGCCGTAGCCAGACACGCCGTCCAGCTCGACCACGACCTGCTCGTTCCGGGTCACAGCATCCAAGAGCCGGGGGACGAGGATGTCGTCCCGGAACTCCTCACCGCTATACGGCCCGTCCTTGCGGTAGCGCCCACCAGGCGCGGCCGCATAGTCTTTAACCCGCAACGTCGTCATCTCGCACCGTCCTGCTCATCGAAGAAGAACGCTCCACTCAACCAGGGTTCCGGAGATAGGAGCACGATGATGGTTGACATATGGTCTCTGATTGGGTCGGAAGACAACCTCCCCGTATCTGCTTAGGATTCGTAGGCGCCCATCCTGGCAGGCGTCAACGAACTCTCGCATCTGCGCCAACCCATGTCCACGACCGGATAAGCCAGTTGACGTGGAAGACTCCTCCACCGCAGCCTCAATCGCATGTCCATCCCATCGTGGAGACCCCGCCTCATGGGTCAGTTGTAGCCGCTGTGCCATCTCTATAACGCGGCGTTTCACTCCCGGATAGTTCGCCCAGTCTGGCAAGCTCACCGGGATCGTCGTCCCTTGGTCATACACTGCAGCAGCAGTCCAACCGGCATCGCGATCCACAGCACCTGTCATCCACCAGCGCCCAACGTGCGGTGCGATGTATGTTCCGTTTGCAGGATAGGCATGGTGGACAACGTTTCCGACTGCCTCGGTAAGCGCCCCAAATAGGCCCATTGTCTTAGCTTGATCAGGGTGATCCGAGGCAGGAAAGAGAAGCTTCAAGCTCTCCACAAGGTCATTGATCGCAACTGGATCGTGAGTTCTGCCGGTCCTCATGCGCAGCACAGCCGTGCCACCAACATCTGTCGATGTAGCATCGCCATCTACAATGCCAAATAGTGCCAAGAAGCCAATTCCCTGCAGCATGGTCCGAACCGACGTATCCCATGCAGGTATGTTCACCAGGGCCTGAGGCTTCTTGGCGATCTCTCCGACCCGGTCGTACTCCGCTGCCAACACTAGAGCTGCTGCTGGGGTGATCCGCTTGATGCATTCAAGTGCTTTGTAACTACCCGTGCTAATCTGCCGACGGTTTCCTATTCGACGTAGCCTGAGCTGCGTGCCGCCTCTTATCGGCGTGAACAGCCGATTGCGAACCTGCGCGAGAGCCTCGACGGTGCCTTGACAGTCCTCGTCAAAACATAGGACTTCGGGCATAGGCTCTGCACGTCCCGCCGGTGCGACAAAGGAACTTCCAGCCACAAGGACTTGTATCAGCTTCGGGTGAAGCTTTCGCGATTTGCGTTTCGCCTCATAGTGTCTGCGTCGTGCGAACCAGCGGCGGCGGCGCTCGGTGAGGAGCTTCATCAGGCAAGCACTCAACAGACATGAACCATCCGCCTGACACGGACGACGGTCTCCTACTAGAGCCTATTAGCGGAAATTGTTCCTGTCACAGTAGTTGCTATGGAATGGCAGGTTGGCAGGCTACCCCTAATCCTGCGGCACCGCCGCCAAGGTCTTGCCGCCCTGCGGGTCCGCGTGGGTGTGCGCGTTGTAGCGCCCGCGCAGCCGGTCCAGTGACCCCGTGCGGTCATACACGTCGCCATCGACGTGCAGGTCGCCCCGCACCGACACCGTGCCGTCGTTCAGCAGGCGCAGCCAGGAGCCGCTTTTGTGCGTCAGCCACAGCTCCCCCACCGGGGCGGCCGGCGCCTGGGCCTTGCTGCTCCACGCGCGGCCGGCGATCACGCCGTGCTCGGCGTCGCCCTCCTGCGCCAATACCAGCACCTGGTCGCCCGGCGACGGCGGGCAGCTCAGGCCCCAGCCTGCGCCTACCCAGGGGCTGAGCAGCGGCAGCCAGCCCGTCAGCACGCCCTCCGGCTGCAACTGCACCCGCGCCGTGCCGGCCTGCGGATCGACGGACGTGACAACCCCGAACCGCGGCTGCCCGGCGGCGGCGTCCTGCGCCGCGGTGTGGCCCTTGATGGCGTTGATCAGCTTATCCATCGGCCAACCCCTGTAGCGTGACACGTTGCGAGAAGCCGCGACGCGCATCCAGGTGCCGGCTGATGTCCGACACCGCCAGCACCCGGTCCCACCCGGCGCCCGCGCCTTGCAGCGCCACCCGGCTGCGCGCGGTCAAGGACAACTCGCCGGGCATCGTCACGTGCGCGGCCCATTCGTGGCGGCGCAGGTCGGCCAGCGTCCGGTCGGCCAGGCGTTGCGCCTCGTCCGCCGATAGGTTCGGGCGCACCAGGCCGTGCAGGCGCGCGCCCGACCCGGCGGACGCCTCCACCGCCGACGCGCCCCGGCTGCCCCAGCTCCGCACCTGCACGCGCAGGTCCGCCAGGGCCAGGCAGTGCTCCACTTCCAGCGCCACGCAGCCGCCGACTGGCAGCGGCACCGGGGCGTCGGTGGACGGCGGGCCGAAGTGCAGGCGGGGGCCGTCCATGAACAGGTCGAACCCCTCCTGCCCGGCTAGGGCCGCCAGCAGATCCCATTCCGTGGCCGCACGGGCGTGGCCCACCGTCAGCCTGTCCCGCTCGTTGCCATACAGGCGGCCGATGGGCGTGCTGGTCGTGGTCACGTCCGCATCCAGGCCGTGCCGGGCGGCGAAGGCGGTGGCGACCTCGCTGCTGGTGCGGTTGGCGAACGTCTCGTCCGTCCGGGCCTCCACCAGCGCGGCGGACAGGTCGCGGCCCTCCACGTCCAGGGTGCCGCGGATCGGGTCCAGGTGCAGGCTGTCGGCGATGCCGAGCAGCAGGCTGGTCCAGCCGCCGTCCAGCCCGACCTGGATGTCCAGCCGCCCGGCCAGCGCCGCCGGATCCAGGCCGCGGGCGGCCAGGCGCAGTCGGAAGCGGTCGGCAGCGAGGTGGTTGTTGGTGCTGATGTCGGCGGACAGGGCGCCGGGCAGCGCGGCGCCGTCCGCCAGGATGCGGAGCCGGGGTTGCCTAAGCTCCAAAGCCACCCCCTGCGCTGGTGTCGCGCTCCGGCAGGCGCAGGGTTTGCAAGCCGTCCAGCACCGGGTCGTCCAGGCCGTTCAGGGCGGCGATGCGGTTCCATTGGGTGGCGTCGCCAAGCTGCTCCAGCGCCAGGCGGAACAGGTCCCCGCCGGCCGTCGTGATGATCCTCATGCGGCCCCCAGGGCATTGGTGAAGGCGCGGGCGGTGGCCAGCCGTGCGGCCAGCCCGGCGGCGGCCAGCACGCCCGCCAGGTCCGGCGCACCCAGCCCGGCGCCGGCAGCGGCCAAGCGGTCCTCCAGCCCCGGCCCGGCGCCCAAGGCCACGGTTTCCTCCGCCGTGGGCGCCAGCGGCAGCAGCTCCGGCGCCGCCAGGTCGCCCTCGGCCAGCACGCACGCCGAGATGCGGTAGGGCAGCCACCAGGGGTTGGTGCTGTCGGCCTCGAAGCGGGAGACGATGGCGGTGTAGCGCCAGCCGTCCCACGCCAGCGGCCAGGCCAGGCCGCCGCGGCGCAGCCGGTCCAGCGCGCGCGCGCGGCTGGCGGCGTCCGGGCCGGACAGGATGCCGGACCACGCCAGCTCCGCATCGTCGGCGCCCATGGCGTCCACGACGCGCGCGCCGCCCGGCAACTGGTGCACGGCCAGGCGCTGGCGGCCGCCGAGGGTGATGCTTTGCGGGACCTCGAAGGACTGGAACAGGATGGGGCCGAGGGTGAGCATGGGGTGCTCCTTGGGTGGGTGGACGCGGCGGCGGTCCATCACCCGTCATTGCGAGGCGCGCTTGCGCCGTGGCAATCCAGGGGCCGGAAGCGCGGTCCTGGCCGCCCCTGGATTGCCGCGCCGCAAGCGGCTCGCAATGACGGTTTCTATTGTGACCCGGCGGGCGTCCAGGCCGGGGACTGGCGGGGGTCGAAGCCGGTGGTGCCGGCACCTGGCCGGGCGGCGTCGCGGCCCATGCGGTCGGCGAGCCAATGGCCCACGAGGCGGCCGTCCAGCACCACGTCGCCACCGCGCTGCCCGCCGTCCTGTGTCGGGGGCGGCGGGGCGGCGGGGCGGCGGGGCGGGCGGCGAAG